CCCCCCGACACGGCCACTATGAGGGAAATTTCCAAACACCCTAAGGTGCCAAAATCCACACTTGCTAAAATACTCCTAAACTGGTATAATCAACACAAAAGGACACAATTATGACCACTCATTTACCTGCAGAAACTGTACGCATCAGCCCCGAAGCACTAGAAGTTGCCAATGCCTACCTGCAACTTAATGATGCCAGAGCCGTTGCCCAAGAATTAGATCTAGACCCTGAAGTGGTAACTAGTTTATTAGCTAAACGTGAAGTAAAATCATATATTGATTCAGTATTCTTCGATAGCGGATATAACAACAGATTTTTAATGCGACGTGCTATGGATGCACTAATCAAACAAAAGTTCTCCGAACTAGAAGAATCACAAACTGGGTCAACCAAAGATATTGCTGAACTGCTACAAATGTCACACAAAATGTCCATGGACTTAATGGATCGTGAAATTCAGCTAGCCAAAGCGCAACAAGCTGTTGGCCCACAAAAGCAAGTTAACGTTCAAATCAATGACGCACTAGACGGATCAAAGTACTCACAACTAGTGCAGCGTTTAATCACTGGTGAAGGTGTTTAATGTTGCCTACCACATATCGCTCAATATTTATTAGCGATGTACACTTAGGCACTCGGGACTCACAAGCAGACCGACTCAACAACTTTTTAAAACACAACACGTGCGAAACACTTTATTTAGTTGGTGATATAATAGATGCCTGGAAGATACAACAAAATAAGTGGCGTTGGAAACAATCTCATACTTCAGTAGTCAGACGCGTACTAGGTCATGCTAAACGTGGAACCCGTGTTGTTTACATTGCAGGTAATCATGATGAGTTTTTACGACCCATGATACCTTATGGTTTCAGTTTTGGACTAGTAGAGATACACAATCAAATCGAGCACATAGGTGCTGATGGCAAACACTACTTAGTAACACACGGCGACTTATTTGACGGAATTACTCGTTTAGCGCCTTGGATAGCATTTTTAGGAGACAAGGCATATGACGCAGTTTTATCACTCAACTCTAAATATAATTGGATACGTCGTCGTCTGGGTTTTGGGTACTTTAGCCTTAGCAAGTTCCTTAAGCACAAGGTCAAAAAAGCCGTAGACTTTATGTTTAAGTTTGAGCAGAATCTAGCTGGTTACTGTAAAAAACGAGGATATGACGGAGTAATATGTGGACATATACATCATGCAGAAATTAAAGAGATTGATGGTGTCGCATACATGAATGACGGAGACTGGGTGGAGTCATGTACTGCACTTGTAGAACATCACGATGGACGTTGGGAAATCGTAACATGGACAAGGAGTAGTGATGAACCTAAGCAACAAGATAACAATAGTAATACCCTCGAAAAATGAGGAAAACTATATTGCGCACTTACTAGATAACCTAATAACTCAAGAAGTTGGTTTTACTAAGATTATTGTGGCTGATTGCTCTACGGACAAGACTCGTAGTGTAATAGACTTCTATCGACCACGGCTTAACATTGAAGTTATTGAAGGCGGACCTGTTTCATTAGCAAAGAATCGTGGAGCTCAATTAGTTAATACTCCCTATATTTTATTTATTGACGCAGATGTACGCTTTTTTAAGTCTACAGTTATCTATGATGCAGTCAATGCACTAGAAGCTGAAAACTTAGACTTGGTTGGATTAAATGCCAAGTGTTATGATGGTGACATACGAGCACAAATTGGTTTTACAATATTTAATGTAATAAACCACGTACTAAAATACTTTTCACCATTTGCAGTCGGTGCATTTATGTTAACGCGCCGTGACAAGTTTATAGAACTAGGTGGGTTTCCTGAACAGTTTGCTACTAGTGAAGATTACTTCCTGAGTCGCAAGTATAGTGTTAACAAGTTTAAGTTACTTAATCACTACTTTGGACAAGACTCACGTAGGTTTCGCAAGATGGGTTATTTTGGTATGTCAAAGTACTTAGTCAAGAATTTTTGGAATCGCAACAACAAAGCTTATTGGGATAACCTAGACTCTTCAAAGTACTGGAGTTAAAATGCTACCACAAATTGGAGACGCGGATGTATACGACAAAATCAATCCCGAAGACCTTTGGTGTGCGGATAAGCTAATTTTAGCCAAACGCCTAGGCTACTACTGCGGCCCAGCAGGAATAGCACCTAAACCAGGTAAGTATATAGTACGCCCAGTAATAAACTTAAAAATGATGGGTGTTGGTGCTACAGTAGAGTATTTGGACCGCGACTCAATTCCTGATGGTTATTTTTGGTGTGAAGTGTTCGAAGGCAGACACTTGAGTTTTGACTACAACTACGGCAAGCAAACTTTAGCAGTTGAAGGATTTAAAACCAATCCAAATCGACTTGACAGATTTTCACACTGGAGCCGTGTTCAAGACATTTTTGAACTACCACCAATACTGCAAACAGTAGCAGACAAGTATCCTTGGTTTAATGTGGAGGTTATTGGTGATAAGGTAATAGAAGTACACTTCCGTTACAACGATGACTTTGCAAACCATACCGCCCAAACTATTGTACCTGTATGGCAAGACGAATTTTATGCTAGTGAGTGTGGTGACCGTTTAGGTTTTATATTAATAAAAGATACAGTACAATGAAATATTTACTAGGATTAATACTTTTTATATCAAGCGTTGTGGTAGCACAGCCCATAGTTATACAAAAGCCCGTAACTTGTACAGAAACTAAAATGTTACTACAAGGATTAACAAGTAGTGATTACAAAGAAACCCCTTTGTGGTTAGGTATAGAGCCTGGTGCTGAAGTATCAAAGTACAGCGTGTTTGTTAATCCGCAAACCAAAACCTGGACAATAATCCAGTTTAATGATAAAATAGCTTGCGTACTAGGTACAGGTACAGAAAGCACTCAAATATTTAATGGACCTAAGGTATAATAATGCTAGAAACAATTTGTGAAGTAATGACAGATGCTTATAAACGTAATTGGATTACATCACGTGATGGTAATGCCTCAATACGTCATCAAGATCGAGATCACTTCTATGTTACGCCTACAGGTGTTCGTAAGCAAACTCTGCAACCAGATCAGTTTAAAAAGATGGGTATTAGATCTACAGGTTATGGTTTATATGCAACTCCGTTAATGTACACAGACATTAGCCACAACCTAAAGCCTAGTGGTGAACTGCCAATGCACTTTGGACTTCAGCAAAAGATTAATACTGAAGTCAGAGTAATTTTACACTTTCATCCAACTTATACTGTAGCCGCAATGTATGCGGGTATTCAATTACCTGAGTTACTAAAAGAATTCCCAGAACTTAGCAGGTATACCAGCGTAGCGCCTAATGTACCGCTGTTACCTCCTATATCCCAAGAATTAGCAGACGCCTGCATTGACGCCTTAGGATACAATAAGGATAGTGGTGATATTACCTATAACATAGTAGGTATGGACAGACATGGCGTAATTGCCGTAGATACCTCACCTTGGCGTGCTTACGAACACATAGAACGCCTAGAACACATTTGCAAGATTGTACTTGCATCACGAAAGTATTAATGTTAGACTGTTTAATTTTAGGCGACTCAATTGCCGTAGGTGCTCATCAACAAAGACCAGAGTGCGTAGCCTATGCTAAAGGCGGCTGGAATACTTGGCAATGGAATCGCGACTATTTAAAAAATAACTTGTCAGCTAAAACTGTAATTATCAGTTTAGGCAGTAATGACCACAGCGGGGTTAGAACTAAAGCTGAACTGCAGCGTATACGTGAAAAGGTTGGTGTTGCCAAAGTGTTTTGGATTTTACCAGCCATCAAACCACATATACAATTACACGTCCGCGAAATTGCTGAACAGTATAATGACACAGTCTTGCCATTTACCCCAAGCAGCGACAAAGTACATCCAACCACACAAGGCTATCGTGAACTAGCAAAGGCCACAAAATAATGCTACAAATCCTCAACAAGTCAATTACTCCATTATGCGTTGTACTAGCCTACGTATCGTACTCAAATCCTAGTCACTGTGGCGGAATGCATTTAGAAATGCCATTGATGTGGTTAGTAATGGCCTTAGCACATATTCAGCCGTGGTTTGGCAAGGAATGTAAATGCTCCTAGTCTCCAGACCAGATATCAATGTCGATGTTATACAAGAGTTCGATCCTCAACAGAGGTTTATTAAGCTACCCATAACAAATTACTTAAAACTGCTAGATGTATACGATACAATCAACCGCCCACAGGTTGCCCTTATAAACGCAGTCAACGACCCTAAATACAGGTTTATCTGTGCTGCCCTAGCACGACGTCTAGGCAAAACGTACATTGCCAATATTATCGGTCAATTGGTTACACTTGTTCCTGGGTCGAATGTCTTAATCATTTCACCTAACTATAACCTTTCCAGTATATCATTTGAACTCCAACGCAAACTTATCAAACACTTCGACCTCGAAGTCGCACGTGACAATCTCAAAGACAAAATTATCGAACTCAGTAACGGTTCTACCATTCGTATGGGTTCTCTTAGTACCGTTGATAGTACTGTTGGTC